TCGGCGCAGCAGTTACCTCGATTACAAACTCTAATATCACCGATGTTCGCGTAGCCGTAACCAGCAATGTAATCTCAGCAAACAACATTGCGATCAACAATCAAACAGGAACAACTTACACAACAGTTCTTGCCGATAATTCAAAACTTATTACCCTTGCCAACGCTTCTGCTATTGCCGTGACTATCCCGCCATATAGCTCAGTTGCCTATCCAATCGGCGCACAAATTACCCTTGCTCAATATGGCGCAGGACAACCTACGATCTCAGGCGGTTCAGGCGTAACGATCGTATCAACTGGCGCAACTGCGGCTACACCTAAACTTCGCGCCCAATACTCTACAGCCACTTGTATTCAGACATCCACAAATACTTGGTTGGTGGTTGGAGATATAGCGTGAGTAAATTAGCCTTAGACCCTGTTAATCACCCTGCGTTATCAAGCGCGCCTACACTTCCAACATTACGCGCTGGCGATGTTTATTACGATACAACGAATGGATTGCAGGTTTATAGCGGTACATCGTGGAGTTCGGTAGCATCTACTACACTTACCAACATTGACGGCGGGATGTCAGATGGGGTTGCTCCTTATCTAGCAGGTCGCGCGAACGCATCAGCAACACAGACTATTAACGGAGGCAGCGCATAATGGCAGTTGTAACCCAAATCCAAAATCGCCGCGATACTGCTGCTAACTGGGTAAGTGCTAACTCAACTCTTGCTGCTGGCGAAATCGGCTTTGAAACCGACACACTTAAATTTAAGATCGGTAACGGCTCATCGGCTTGGAACGCACTTGCTTATTCCAATCCCGGCATATACCAATCAACCCCTACTTTTAGCGGCAACGCCTACACCCTTGTAGCCTCAGATGCAGGAAACTTCCTGCTTGCCTCTAACTCAACAACTGCTGGAACGCTTAACATTCCTACCAACGCCTCTGTTGCCTTTCCTATTGGAACGCAAATTACCGTTATGCAAGTGGGTACTGGTTTAATCACAATCCAAGCAACTACATCAGGCACAACCACCGTAAACTCAACAGGTGCTACCGCTATCTCGCCAAAGCTACGCGCTCAATTCTCCTCAGCAACTTGCATTAAGACAGCCACCGATACTTGGTATGTCGTAGGAGATGTTGCCTAATGCCTATTCTTGGGGTTATAGATTCAGGTAAGAGTGGGCATTTATCCACCAATAACTATTCATCTATTCAAACCGTAACAGTCGGCTCGGGTGGGGCAAGCAGTATTACATTCAGTTCTATTCCTAGCACTTATACACATTTGCATATTAGAGGTATTATGCGTGATAATGAAGCATCATATTCTGGACAAACTTATTTAACAGTTAACTCATATGCTGCTGGTCTTACTAGCCATCAACTTTTTGGAGATGGTTCTAATGCCTCATCTTCAAATGTGGTAAATAGTTCAGTTCTTTATATTGGTAATCAGCCTGCTGCAACTACTCCATCAAATATGTTTAATGCTATGATAATAGATATATTAGATTATAACAATACAAATAAATATAAAACTACTCGTTCTTTAGTTGGTTGGGATAACAATGGCGCTTCTACTGGACAAAATGGTGGAACAATTCATTTTGCCAGCGGTTTAATTCAAAATACTTCCGCAGTTACATCAATCACTATTAGGTCAAATGGAACTTTATCTCAATACTCACAAATTGCATTATACGGGGTGAAATAATATGGCTGCTGGCGCAACTTATGTACCTATTGCTACGCAGACTTTAGGGTCTGCCGTATCGTCTGTTACCTTCTCAAGCATCCCGTCCACTTATACGGATTTGGTGTTGGTGGCAAATGCTGGAATATCAACTACTGGCGCAATTACTGCGGTATTTAATTCTGATACTGGGACAAATTATTCTTATACTCGCGTTTACGGAAATGGAACAGCAGCAACGAGTGATAGATTTACAAATCAACCAGCAATGGATTTAGGATATTTTTCTACTAGTTTGGGCAATATTTCAATTACTCATTTTATGAATTATTCAAACACTAGCACATATAAAACAACTTTAACTCGGTGGAATACAACAAGTTACACAACTGCTGAAGTTGGTTTATGGCGTAACACATCTGCCATTACTACGATAGTGATAAATGGTTCATTTGGTTACAACCTTATTGCTGGCTCAACCTTTACTTTATTCGGCATAAGCGCAGCATAGGAGATATAACTAATGGCTAATCCAACAATGACTCTTATTGCATCAACAACCGTAGGTTCAGGTGGCGTATCCAGCGTTACCTTCTCGTCTATTCCTGCTACTTATACTGATTTGGTATTAAAATCTTCAACAAGAGATAACTCAGCAACACTTGCACCATTGATAAATATTCAATTTAATGGAGACACTTCTGCCAATTATGATTGGATAAGAGTTTATGGTGATGGTGGTTCAGTAACAACGCAAAAAGGTTCTACGCTTGGTTCTCCTTTTACAACTTACATAATTGGTATTGGAGAAGGTGCAACTGCTACAGCATCAGTATTTAGCAACACCGAATTATATATTTCAAATTATGCAAACACTACAGCATACAAATCATCAAGTTATGACTCTGTTGTAGAAAACAATGCAGCATCTGGTTATACTCCTTTACTTGCTGGCATTTGGAAAAGCAATTCAGCAATTACTTCTATAAATTTAACGGCTGCAAGTTCATTCGTTCAATACTCAACTTTTTACCTTTACGGCATTAACAACTCATAACTAAGGAGAAACAAATGGCAGATACAACACCACAAGCAGTTGAAGTTAATTGCGAAACAGGCGAGGTAGTCACGCGCGACCTTACGGCTGAGGAAATTGCAGCCAACGAGAAGGCTGCTGCTGATTTTGCTGCGAAAGCTAAAGCCGATGCCGATGCTAAGGCTGCTGCCGATGCTGCTAAGGCTTCTGCTCAAGCAAAGCTCGCTGCACTTGGCTTAACGGCTGCTGAGGTTGCTGCTCTAGTAGGCTAGAGCAATGGCTACCCAATACCGTTACCTGTTTGCAGATTTACTGACTAACTCGATACTTGCCGAGTTACCGCTTACAAGCGTTCAGTTTTCTCAGCAACTCAATTCGGCTGGAACTTTCAGCGCAACCTTGCAGTTGTCAGGTATCAACGCGGCTCAACTCAATGTTGCCAATGCGACTATCCCTGCTCGCACCGCAATTTATGTAGATCGTGACGGCACTCTAGTTTGGGGCGGGGTTCTATGGACTCGTACCTACAACTCCAAAACTCAAACCATCACCCTGAACGCAAGAGAATTTGAATCCTATTTCGAGCGTAGGCGCATAACCACCGACACCGTTTTCTTTGGCACAGACCAACTCACCGCCGTACAAACCATCGTCAATAACGCCCAAGCAGCGACTAACGGCAATATCGGCATAGGGGTAGGCAGCGAAACATCAGGTGTCACTATTGTCAGAACCTTTTACGGCTATGAATACAAAACCGTTATGTCGGCTATTCAAGACCTATCTAAATCATCTACAGGCTTTGACTTCAATATCTATGTTTATTACGACTCCAACGGCAACCCTGCAAAACTTCTGCGCTTAGGTTATCCGCGTTATGGGCGCAAGTATTCAGCGACTAACCCATCTGCGCCAGTCTTTGAACTTCCGGGAAATATGGTTGAATACACTTGGCCCGAAGATGGAACGATTGCCGCTAACTATCTCTACGCGCTAGGGGCTGGCTCTAACCCCGGCAGACTTATCAACACCGCATTTGATGGAAGTAAGATCGCTGCTGGTTGGCCTTTACTTGAAGAACAAGCTAACTATGGCGATGTATCCGACCCTACTCTTTTGGCTAACCTAGCAACGGCGCAAGTAGCAGTTGTTTCCTACCCGCCAACCACGATCAAGATTGTCGTTCCACCAAACCTTGACCCTATCTTTGGCTCATACGAGGTAGGCGATGATGCGCGCGTAAGAATTCTTGATGATCGCTTTACTTCTCAGCTCGATGCAATCTATCGAATTGTAGGATTTGCTATTCAGGTGGGCGAAAACAATCAACCTGAATTAGTTACAATTACGCTGACAACGACTACGAACTGAGAACTTATGCCTTATCTTAATTTCCCGCCAAACCTTAAAGATATGTTTGATGATATTTATGCGCGTATTCGTAAGTTAGAAACTGCACAAAGATTTACTGTGCCAATAGTTACGGCTGACCCTTCTAACTATCGCAATGGCGATATGTGGTACAACTCCACAACTAGCACCCTTAAGTTTGTTAATTCGGCTGGTACAATTAAGACAATCACGCTGACTTAATAACCCGAAAGGGCGCAACTTATGACTGCAACAGACTGGGCAACTATTGCCTACTCATATTTTTTCCTTTTAGCAGGACTTGGGGCTGGATTGGGATATTTCGCAAAACATTTTGTGAAACAACATACCGAAGAAATCCGTGAAGATTTACAAAAGATTATGTACGCGCTCTACAACGATGGTCAGACAGGTCTGATTAACAAGGTTGATACCCTTATTGAGAAGCAACAGGAGATAAAAATAGATGTTGAAGTTCTCAAAGCAAAATCAGAATAGATTACGCTCGATATTCCGCACTTGGTTTGAGTCTTTTCTCGTCTTTGAACTAGCTTTTCACTACACAGATTTAGTCAAGAAATCAGTCATTATCCCTACAGTCTTTGCTGCGGTAATCCCTGTGGTTCTACGCTATCTCAACCCTAAGGATAGTTTCCCCGACTAAAGGTAAGATAAATGGATGCACACGATCAAGCAATTACTAACAATTATGTGGTTCACTATCCGGCGCACCCGGAAAGAGAGAACGACCCGCATTACAGAGATTTTGATGCGTACCGCAAAGCCACTCAAGCCACAGCCGTCTGCGCTGTCGGAGGACATCGTCAAGATTTCTCTGAGTGCGATGGAGGACTAGAGCTACACCACGCGCATATTGAGTTCAGCCTACAAAACGGCGTTGATCTCAAATGGCTAGAAGTTGATTACCCCGGAGTATCTAATCCCGATGAAGTCGGTAAGTGGGTAGAATCAGCAGAGAACCTAATGTGGCTTTGTGTTAAGCATCATAGGGGCGCAGGTGGAATACATCACGCCGCTTATGCTGATTATGAAGCACAAAAGTATGTTCGTAACCTCATCGGAAAGAAGGATAAAGATGGCAAAGTTCAAACTGAACCTAACGCTTAAAGAAAAAAGTTTATTAGAGCACTACGGCTACGGCATTGTTGCTGCTGGCTATGCTGCTTATCAAATCAAGCCACACGATTCACTCAAGCAACTTGCAACAGAAGCAGTCGTTGGTGGATTGCTAGTGCCTATCTTGGCTCGCGTAAATCCTAAGTCACTTGTGAACACAATCAGCGCAAAAACAGGCGCACCTGCTCCACTTGTAGAGGCTGCCGTTGATGCTGCCGTTGCTGAGGGAAACAAGATCGCTAAGGCTGAAACCACTAAGTAGTAGAATTACGAAAGAGCCTCGACCTTGGAGAAGGGGTCGAGGTTTTTTTATTGGAGGATAAATGGCAAACGCACTAGACATCGTTCACACCGCTCAACAGCAGGTGGGCTTTGTCGAGGGTGCTAATAACGACAATCCTTACGGCACTTGGTATGGAATGAACAATCAACCCTATTGCGCGATGTTTGTGAGCTGGGTATTTGCCCAAAATAATCTCTCACACTTAGTCGCTGCTCAAACAACAAAGGGCTTCGCCTACTGCCCTGCTGGACTTGCGTGGTTTCAACAAAAAAGTTGCGTGGTCAATAAATATGACGGCAGACCCGGCGATTTAGTTTTCTTTTCATTTAACGGCAATGGACAAGCCGATCACATTGAAATTATCGTAGATGCTTCTAAAGATGGCATAACAACTGTTGGTGCAAATACAAGCCCTGACCACGCGCTGACCGCATCACAGGCTAATGGCAACGGAGTTTATTTACGCCACCGCCCTTACCTTTATGTCTTAGCAATCGTTCGCCCTCAATATGAAACAACCCTTAAACCGACAACCTCTTTAGGAAATAACAAGATGGTTGCTGGCGGAGTAGCAGGGGCTACGGCACTTGCTGGCGCGGGTATGGCAGCAACGCATACTGGTACTAGCGCGGTACCACCTAATCCTGCAACCGTATTTACTGCACCTGCTTGGGCTGCTAGCGATTTTCCGCTAAAGAAAAAAACCCCACAAGAATTGGCTGTTGAGAAGGCTTTGTACAAGGTTGGATTATTGCCTGCGGTGGCTCAGAACACACCGTGGTCATCTACCCATATCAGCGCACTTAAAACCTTTCAGAAGGGGCAAGGAAGCCCGCAAACAGGTATCGTAGATAAATCAACCTACATAGCTTTAATGAAGGAACTGCCTTGATACGCGTACCAATTACCAACCCTAAAGCCCTTGCCCTTGCATCAGGTACGGCTATGACCACTTGGACTGCTTGCGGATATGCCACCGATCTTCACCATTTAATGTTGGTTGGAATTGCTGCTCTTGGGGGAGGTTCTGTACCCCACAATCCCACCTCAAATCCGGGCGTTCAACCTGACTCTCATATCGTCACGCCGTATGTCAATAACATTGAATAGAATCCGCTAATGGCTAAGAACAAAGGTAGAGGCGAACGCAATGACAATCGCCCAAATGGTAAGGCTTCTAAAAAACATCCCAAGACTAATAAAAAGACTGGGCGCACTATCGGTGGTTATTCCCCCGCTAAATTAAAAATTAGGGCTGCGACACGCTCTCAAGTTAAACAAGTTTCAGAACCCGCGCTATAAAGTAACGCCGTTGGTCAAATACCAACAGGGTATAGCAGACTAGGCTTCGAGTGATATTAAAGCCTAATAAGCCTCCGTCATTAAAAGGCGGGGGCTTTTTGCTTGCGCGTGTCACAAGCGGTTGTTCACAGGTTTAAGTTAGGCTTCCCCACGAAAGGGAGGCAACTAATGGCAATAGCCGATCTATTAAACCAAGCGATGATTGAGCAAAATAAATTGTGCGCTATGGGCAAAATCCTTGAAAGTCTTAGCGAAAAAGATAGAACTGCCATAGATAAAGCTACAGAAGGTGGCGTATCAGGTTGGGCAATCTTTAACGCTTTGAAGTCAGAGGGATACAAGATCAGCAACAACACTTTCTATAACCATACAAAGGGAATGTGCCGATGTCCGAAAAATTAAAAAAGATACTTGCAGAACGCCTAGCCGACTATGGTGATGCTCATACAGAGTTCACTCGTATTGGTCGCATTTGGGGCGCGCTTCTTAATATGGATGAAGATATTGCCCCGCACGAAGTTGCGCTAATGATGGATGCGCTCAAATCTGTTCGCATTACTAAAAATCCATTTCACGAAGATTCTTGGCGAGATAAGCAAGGTTATGTCCAACACGGAATGACGATTGTAGGAATAGATGAGTCTTGAAGATAAACTTAACGATACTGACCCACAGATAACCGAACTGCGTAATGCTTTACTGAACGCACAAAGGCAACTGGCTAAGGTCAAGAAGAACCGCGATGACTTTACTGCTGCGGTAGTTCAAGCGGCTCACGATGCGATGCTTTCGGCTGGCCCACTACCTGCCGTTCCTACACCTGTAAAAGACACTCGCACAAAGAAGGCTGAGGTTGCGCTACTGCACTCAACCGACTGGCAATTAGGCAAGCACACTTTGACATACGACAGTAAAGAGTGCGAACGCCTAGTCAAGCAATCTATTGAAAAAACAATTTTGCTCACTAACATCCAACGCGCAGATCACCCTGTAAAAGAAGTTGTTGTGATGTTTGGTGGAGATCATATTGAGAACACAACAATATTCCCAAGCCAAGTCTATGAAGTTGATTCAGATGTTATGAGTCAGTTTGTAGATGCTTCTCGAATTATGATTGAGATAACCCGCACACTCTTGGCTAACTTTGAAAAAGTTACAGTTATCTGCGAGCCGGGCAATCACGGAAGAATTGGAAAGTTTGGCGAACTACCTAAAGATATTAACTGGGATAAGTTGGCATTTATGTTTGCGGGTCAAGCCCTGAAAGATGAGAAGCGTTTGACTTGGCAGATGACTAAAGAGGACATACAGCGTGTCACAATAAAAAATTACAAGGCTCTCCTTATTCACGGCGATGAAATTCGTTGGGGTACTGCATCCACAATCGTTCGTTTTGCTGATCGCTGGAAATCAGGTGCGTATAAGTTTTTTGATGAGGTAGATAAGATCACCAAGGGTTTTGACTTCCGCGATCTCTATATTGGTCACTATCACCAACACCAATCTTGGAACATGGCTAACGGCGAGGGAAGTGTGTTTATGAGTGGCGCAGTTGAATCAGGTAACCGCTACGCAAGAGATTTGCTTGCCAGCAATGGTGTGCCTTCTCAACGCTTACACTTTATTGACCCTGAAAAGGGGCGAGTAACGAGCGAGCATAGATTATGGCTGGACTAATGAAAAAACCTAAAGAATTAACTCTTGAAGATTTAGCGTGGCTTATGTTTGAGAAAACTACATTCCTTGAAGCCCAAGAGTTTGCCTACGATCTAGGCTATGAGATTGTGATTAGGTGGAAAGAATGACAACAATCGTGGCTCAACAAAATGAGGATGGCGTGGTTTTTGGTGCTGACTCATTGGTAACTGCTAACCGCAAATTCAATCATCCGCGAATGGTCAAGATTTCACAACGCGGAGAATTTATTATTGCCGGGGCTGGCGAGAGCGCGGCTTGCGACATAGCTCAGCACATTTGGTCACCGCCTAAACCAACGGCTACCGATAAGAAAGATATTTACCATTTCATCATTTCTAAAGTTGTTCCATCGCTCAAACAATGTTTTAAGGACAATGACTACAAGTGGGATAAAGACCCTGATGATGACTACAACTTTGCTTTCCTCATTGCCGTATGCGGTGAGGTGTTTGACATCGCCGATGACTTTGCAGTTAGCTTAGACTCATCGGGATTTTATGGCGTAGGTTCGGGTTCGAGTCTTGCCATTGGTGCGCTTGAAGCAGGGGCAGATATTCAGCAAGCCCTAGAGATTGCTAGTAAGCACGACCCCTACACAGGTGGGCCGTATATGTTTATGGAGCAGTTGAAGGCTTAATCTTCCTCGGCTATTTCATCCTGCCCGAAGTCAATAGTGCCAATTTGGGTGATGTCTAATTCTTGATTCTTGGCTGCCATAAGCCCGGTTACAAAAAGGGTACTGGCGCGGTTACAGATGTCATCTATTTGGTCAGGGTACTTCAATTCAGCCTCCACCATAACGGCAAGACTCCATAGGCTAATCTGTACGCGAATCATAGGTCTATCTTGGCAGAAAACACGCGGGCGCGGTGCTTCACAATCCGTAATCTATCGTCTAAGGTTCTCGCAACTGGTCGGAGAGAACCGACCCCTATAGAAAGAAGGCAAAAGTGGCTAGATTCAATCTAGACGAGTACGATACAGTTGAATCCCGAATTAAAAAGTTTTGGGAAGCGCATCCAAACGGTCGAATTTTGACCGAGATTTTATTTGATGATGATAAGCGCAAAGTAGTTAAAGCTCATATCTTTCTCGACAAAGAAGATCAACGCCCAACAACAACAGGGATGGCTGAGGAAATTGTTGGCTCATCTATGGTCACAACATCTAGCGCACTTGAGGTATGTGAAACCTCAGCAATAGGTCGCGCGCTTGCAAACTTCATCTTTTCAGGCAACAAACGCCCATCTCGCGAGGAGATGCAAAAGGTTGAACGCTATGAAAAGAATCCACCAAAACTTAAAGCAGTACGCACACTCACGCCTGAACAACTTGCTCGTTTAGAAGGCATACTCAAACTGATTGCCGAAACAAACGATGTAGAAAACCTACGCGTTATTTGGAATCAAGAGAAAGATTTTTTGGATGACAGGGTTGCAGGTACGACCCTTAAAGATGCTCTCAACAAGAGAGTGCAGGAATTATCGTGAAGCAAACATCCATAGAGGCTCGCGCCAAGATTGAGCCAAAGATCGGAACACTACGCCGTAAGGTTTATGAGTTATTTCTGAATAAAGGGATGAGCGGTCTTACCGATCAGGAAATTGAAAGATACCTGCATCTTGACGGTAATACCGTTCGCCCAATCCGAGGTTCACTTGTAGAAGGTGGGTTTGTCATTGACACAGGAACTACACGCAAGAACGATAAAGGTAACAACTGCATCGTTTGGCGTTCAGCCGATGAAGGGATGTTGCTATGAGTGAACCTATTGAGGATGCGCTTGATGAACTTCCAAATGACCCATTCTTTAACGATTTGCTTTCTCAACTAAGAAAAGCAGCGTATCGCTTTTACAACGCACGGCTTGTCTTAACGGGTGACTTAAAAGAAACTATTTTAGAAGAAATGAAAGAACCTGATTCAGAATATGACTTGTTGGAATCTCAGGTTATTTCTGTATGCGTGGAAGATACTGTTTTCGTAGTTGCCCAATGGCTGATGAAATATCGGATGCCTCAAGAAGAAATAGAAATAGATTCAATGGCTCTCGATTATGAAGAAATGATGCACCTAATTGGCGTACACGCCCTTAAAGATTGGAAAAATTCAAATGCGCATAATCTGCACGACTAAACAGCATTGGGAAATCAAGGATGGCAAGTTAATCCTTGGTGCTAAAAATGATGAGTTTCTTGCTCAGCAACTTACCAAGATGACTGTTCGCCTAGAGGCAGAAATTCGCTTAGACATTTACGAAAAAATCTGCTCTTTGTCACTTACTACTAACCGCAAACAACTTGTAAAGCTGGGCATTGAAAATGTTGCGCTAATGGTTCAAGATGCTTGCGCTCAGATTGCGCTAGGTGAAACCAAATGATCAAGGTCACCTCATACGGACAAACAAATGATTGGGGCTTTGCTATCAAATACAACCCTGATTACAAAGATGTATCTATTGACTTCCTTAAGTGGTATTTAGCGATTGGAATAAGCGATGACAATTAAAACAGGTTCAGGAATGTCCGATGACTGGGGCTTTGGCATTTTCATCAACATTCAAGATCGCTCCTTTTGTGTCAGTTTCATAAAGTTCTACCTCTATGTGGAGGTATGGAAAAGATGAGCGTAGTTACCCCTGAGCAAGTTGAACGCCGACTCAAAGAGTTAAGCAAACTCATTGACGAAGCCCACGATCAGTTAGTGGATAGCGAGGCTAATTATCACCGCAACAAGGCTGAGTACGAATTGGCTATGGCTAAATCTCGTATAGGTCTTGCATCTAAATCTTCACCTACTGGCAAGAACTACACAGTTGGAGAGCGTGAAGATATGGCACTTATTGAAAATGGCGATCTACACAAACAGACTGCTACCGATGAAGCCATCGTCAAAGCTAATCGCGCAAATGTCGCTCGACTTAGGGTGCAGGTAGATATTGCTCGCTCTATTGGAACTTCGGTTCGGACAGGGATGGATGTAGCGTGAGCGATATAGCAAAGATGCTGATTGGCTCACTATCGGCACACGATGACACTCGTGACCGATCTACTCAGACTGACATCGGCCCATCTCAAATAGGGGATTGCCGGCGTAGAGTCTTTATGCAGATCACTAATGCGCCAAAGGTTAATCAGACGGATTCCATTGCCGCGATTATGGGTACATTCATTCACGCTGGAATTGCAGAAGCGATTAAGCGCGATGACCCATTCGGTGACAACTTTATGATTGAGCAAGAGTTCGCTTATGAAGGCTTGCGCGGTCACATAGACCTATACATCAAAGACAAAGCGCAAATTATTGACTGGAAAACAACTAAGGCTAAGAACCTGCGTTTCTTTCCTAGCGATCAACAGCGTATGCAAGTTCAGATTTATGGGTACTTACTGGAGATGAACGGCTTACCAATAGAAACTGTGACTCTCGTTGCTCTAGCTCGCGATGGTTCTTCAAAAGATATTAAGGAACACTCCGAGCCTTATGACCGAAAAATCGCTGAACAAGGATTAAAGTGGCTCGCAGAAGTTAAAGAAGCGGCTGAAAAGAATCTTCCTCCTGCTCCTGAGAAGGATGTTTATTTCTGCCGTGACTATTGCGATTATTACGACCCAACAGGAGTTAATGGATGTCCAGCAAAATAACCCTTGATGATGCTTCACAGCGTTATCGAGTAACCAAGCGCACCATTCATAGGTGGATAAAAGACAACTCCATTACTCAGTTTGAGGATGGCACTTATGACGGCGAACAACTTGATGATGCGGTGAACAACACCATCCCGGTTATTCACGGATATATGGATGTGGACTGGGATAGGGCAGCGTGTAAAAACCTGCCCACCGAGTTCTTCTACAAAGTTGAGGAACGCAACGCGCTGAAGGTCATTGACCTTGATGTATTTCGCTTCACCTGTACGCCTTGCCCTATTTGGAAGCAATGCCTAGGGTATGCGTTCAAGAACGAGCGATACGGCGTTTGGGGCGGGATGACCGCAGATGAGAGGCGATCACTTGACGATAAAAAGGATTCAGAGATGAGAACCCAAGTGATGAGCGACTTTGCAAGGTTTGGCGTATCAGAAGCAATGATTAACGAGGCGATTGGAAAATGAAGGCGGTGACAAAAGATGATTGGCGTGAGCTTACCGAATTAGAACAAAATCAAATTGCTGAACAAATTGTTGAACGCTGGCGCAAACGCGGTTTTCCTCATTATGACTTTTCTTTAGATAAAAGAATTAACCATTTTGGCACATTTCAAAAATTTGATAGAAGTCATCTTCTTAAAGACGGAATTGTTGGTCAAACACTTCACGCTCTTGGATTAGTATGGACTTATTTTCCTCATCATTGGAGTATCAAAACCGGAAAAATGCTTACTCCTATGGAAGTTTGGGAAAGCGATGAACTGTTTTTGAAGGCAATAAAATCTCGCGCTCGTTGGGGAGGTTTTAATTTTACAGATGGCAAACCTGATATGAGTGAAAGTTATGTTAGGAAAGCACTTCGGACTTATTCAGGAACTCAAAGGGTTTCAAATTTTAGACCAAGCGCAGCAGCCATAATTTACGATACTTTTTCTGAGGGTGTTGTTTGGGATATGAGTTGTGGTTTTGGTGGTCGCTTATTAGGAGCAATAGTTTCGTCTAAAGTCGATACATACATTGGAACTGACCCAAGTGAAAAAACATATATTGGTTTATTGAGGTTGAAAGAAGATTTTGCATACAGAACAAAAACAAAAGTTGAATTACACAAATTAGGGTCAGAGATATTTCAACCGGAAAAAAACTCATTGAATTTATGTTTTACAAGCCCCCCGTATTTTAATACTGAAAAATATGCTGATGAGCCAACTCAATCTTTTATTAAATTTGACAACATTGAAATTTGGAATGAAGGATTTTTGCGACAAACAATTAAAAATGCTAGATACGGATTAAAAACCAATGGTCATTTGATTTTGAATGTTGCAAATACTAAAACACATAAAACACTAGAAATAGACACAATAAAAATTGCTCAAGAAGAAGGATTTGTGCTAACAACCACACTTCAACTAGCTTTGTCATCCATAAATCGTGGAGGGCATAAATACGAACCTATATTTATATTCAGGAGGGCGAAATGACATCACTACCGTATATGCAGTTCTATGTCAGCGATTACTTGGCTGATACTGCTCACCTAAACGCAGCACAAAATGGAGCGTATATGTTGCTTCTAATGAACTACTGGCAACGCGGTAAGCCACTTGATAATTCAGGTGATCGCCTTGCCTTTGTAGCTCGAATGACACAAGAAGAATGGGATGACAACAAAGACATTCTTGCTGAATTTTTTTGGATTGACGGAGATATTTGGACTCACGCTAGGGTCGAAAATGATCTCGCTAAGGTTCGTGAGAAGTCAGAACAAGCCTCATTTGCGGGTAAAAAATCAGCCGTTCAACGGATGTCCAACGACCGTTCAACGGATGTTGAACAAGCGTTCAACCATAAAGAGGAAGATAAAGATAAAGATAAATATATATACACCGAGGATTTTGAGAAGTTTTGGAATACCTACCCCATCAAGATTGGAAAAGCCTCAGCACTTAAGGCTTGGACTAAGGCAATAAAGAAAAACTTACCTAATTTAATCATTGAAGGCGCAGAGCGTTACGCCAAAGACCCTAACCGAGAACCTGAATTTACAGCTCATCCTGCAACTTGGCTGAATGGGGAGCGTTGGTTAGATCAACCACTACCACCTAAACGGTCTAAGGATGGCTTTAGAGGCGTTATTAACACTCCGACCATAGTGCCACCTAAGTTCACGGCTGACGATGCCCCTAAGGGCGTTCCAGTACCTAAAAACATCCGCGACATCGTGCGCCAAATGTCCGATAAGTCGTAAGTAATCTGTTATAGTTATCGTAAGCATTACGCAACCGAAAGGGGAGTTATGACTATCGTTACACCTGACAAAGTTCAGTATGGCGATCAGCTTTTGCTTAACGGCGAAACTCTGATGGTCAAGGCAATAGATGGGCCTGACACAAACGGCACATTTGATTTTTACCTAACTGACGGTTCAAAGGTTGTGCATAAAGTCGTAGCCGAGCCAGTAGCACTTGTTGGCTGACACAATAGGGGAATGATCTCCTTTTCGTGTGACGGTACACCTGTGCCGCAAGGCAGTATGAAGATAATTAACGGTCACATACTGCATTCTCAGGGTTCTGCCCTTGCCGTGTGGCGTTCAACCATCGCTTTAGCAGCCCGATTTGCTGGCGCAAAGCCCCTAGATGGGCCAGTAGGCGTGGATGTGACCTTTAGGGTTCGCCGCCCCAAGACTGTCAAGCGTGAATACCCAAGCGTAGCTCCAGACTTAGACAAGTATTTACGCGCGTTTTGCGATTCCGTTTCAGGCATCTGCTTTAACGATGACTCTCAGGTTGTGGATATCAAGGCTAGAAAGGTCTATTCCGACACACCGGGGGCAGATATAAAGATTTTTCCCGTAGGTGCTTGACTCCGTAATCTATTGGGCGTAATGTTTGGGGTGTAGGGCAAACCGCCCCACATACCTAATAACGGAGGTAGCAAGTGATCAAGTTTAATCGTGTAAATGGTTGGACTTACAAAACTGCCGATAACAAGTTTCTTGTCTATAACGGTGGCCCTAACGAGTGGTACAGCGCAGAAATTGACCACGAGCTAGTAGAAAAGTATGGATATTGCTCAGTTGCAGTTGATGAATCAACAAAAACATATCATTATTCAATCAAAGATGCCCAAAACTGGGTTCGTTCATTTAATTACAAGGTAGGTGCATAAATGGACTTTACAAAAGAAGAATTACATTTAATTTGGATTTCATTACTTTGCGCTGGAAACGGCAGAATTCCAAATACCATAGATCGTGGCGAGCGTGTTGAACTGACAAATGAAAGTCAAGAAGAAGCGCGAATTTTGGCTCAAAAGATTGGGAGCGTTTTGTAAATGAAACTCACCGCAACTGACTTTGACCAACTCACAGTTAATTCAACTAATTGGGCAAGCACTCTTAAAGCGTGGAAGAAGCAAGAAGGTCGCTTTGAAACCCTAGATGACTCAACTGACTTGGATTACACATTCTTTCGCGCTTATTGGCTAGAAGGTTATTCAAGCGTTCTTTTTGCCAAGGCGTTCCTTGAAGCCTTGAACTTTGAATACAAGGTTCTCTTTGATACCGCCGATTCACTTTATGTCATTACTACTAACTATGGAGGCGAACTCTAATGTGGTCATTTCTTGCTCTTGGATTTCTTGTCATCACAGCCATATTTCTAGTTCTTCACTATTTCGAGGATGGTGACCGATGAGGTGCGTATGGTGCGGAACTAAAGGCGGGTTCGCCAATATGTTAATTATTCATATTGTGCGCGCCGAAGGACTTTCTAATATTGCCGAGTGCGAATGGTGTTCTATGAAAATTGAAATTAACTTTATGAAGGAGGCATCGTGAGAATGGAACGCAAGTATGTTGTGCGCCGTAGAGTTGTATTCGGTGTTGCAGCTTTAATCGGAATTATTGCCGCGTATTATCTTGTCAATCATATTTGGTGGACAGGCAACGGATGGTGTTGGGGCGATATTTACAAGTGTGAGGCTGGACTATGAGCACACGGGAAATATGGCTTAACGCTTGGGCTGATCGAGTTGCTTACTGCACAAAATGTTCAGGAGATTATCCTGACGATCAAGCCTTGTTCATTGACGGTGTAGAGCATTGCCCACTTTGTAAGAGTGATGACGGCAAGCGTTACTACTATTGCGAGGAACACGGAAGCCCTGACGATAGTTGTGACCGATGACAATTATTGAGGTCTGCCAAGAATTTGACTGCGATTACCGCATTATTCACGAAGTTAATACTGACGGCTATATGGTCAATGGCGTTGTAGTTAAATCCCCGGCTAATGACTTGATGTATAACCACAATTTATATCTACACCTCAAAGCTACGGGAGAAAAAAATGAATAAATTGCAATTTCTAGCACTATTACAAAGTTCTCTATCTGATCTTTTATCTGCAATCGTGTGGATGTTTGGAGGCAAATGATGACCGAGGATGAGATGCGCCAAATACGCGCTGAATACAAAATTGAAAAAGGTAAGGCAGTCAATGTGATTGAACTTGCTAAAAGATATGGGGTATCCCAACTTACAATCCGTGAAATCGCTAAAGGAAAGAAGGCAATCTCAAAATGAAAAAGGCAATAATCGCAATAGTATTTATTTCATCACTAGTTGGCATTTCATCAGCACACGCTGATAGTTGCCCTGCAGGTCAAGGAACGGCAGTAGATGTAAATGCAACCACCCAAGTTGTTACATATTCCTGCATAACCCTGCCAACCCCACCGCCAGCACCAATCATTGTGCCAACGCCAACTCCGATTGCATCAACCCCAAGCACTCCTGTTGTTAGCGCACCTGATACTTCTACTGCTACTACATCAACTGCGACTATTACTCCATCGCCAGTTATTACCCAAGCACCGCCAGTTGTTGTTGCTGCGCCAAGTAATAATGATGCGTTTCTTGCAATGTTTAACAGACTGCTAAATATCATTTACGCTCTTATGCTTAAGTTAGGAATAAGTGTTGGCTAACTACGAGTTTGAGTGTGAGCTAGATGGCATTTACACCATCGAGTTCCCTATAGGTACTGCCCCTGAGAACGCTCCTTGTGCCGTATGTGGAGATGATATGAAGCGTGTCTTTTCAACCTTTCGCCCGATCTTTAAGGGAGATGGATGGGGTGGGAGTAAGTAAGTTTTTCGCTATCGGCCTATCACGATGAGCGACACATCGCTGAACCCCTGCCGTTATCAGGGGTTTGGCACTAAACTAGCACTGTCCACATCTTCTGAAAGGAAACGAAAATGGATACATTCAAGAGCTACACCTGCGAAGTTTTAATGAACCGGGGTAAGGCTGCCCGATAAGGGCTTGGCGCAAAATCCTTGTAATAGCCCTAGTGGTTGGATTTTGTCAGACAGTAAATGCTCAAGCCGCGTTTGCCCCTAAAATGTTTGCTCAACACCCAAGGATGTATGCAAAGCTACAGGTGCAAAACAAACAAGAGTTTGTCTGCCTAGATAAGTTGCTTACTCAGGAATCTCATTGGAATCCTAAAGCGCGCAATAAGTCATCAGGAGCGTATGGCATTTTTCAATTTATGCCTACGACTTGGGGGAACTACAAAGTTCACAAGACCTCAAATGCAATAAAGCAGATCAACTATGGCTTGCACTATATTTCTGTTCGCTACGGCTCTATATGTAGGGCTTGGACTCACGAACAGAAATTTGGCTGGTATTGAAACAAGAGATAGTTCGATTAGTAGAGGAGAGGGCTGGTAATTACTGCGAAACCTGCGGTCAGCCAGCCCTTGAATCTATGGCATTGCACCACAGAAAACTCAAATCGCGTGGCGGTAAAGACTCAGTATCAAATCTCATCCGAGTTCACCATTCTTGCCACAATCTAGGAAATCACAGTATTCACGGCAATCCCTCCTTGGCTACAGAACGCGGGTGGATGGTCAGTAGTTGGGATGAACCTGAAAACGCCAAAATGCTTAGACCTGATGGTTGTTGGGTTTTACTTGGAAATGACGGCAGCGTACAGATCGTGTAATGTAATCTTTCCAAGACGAAAGGCAAATATATGCAACTTAATCAAATTATTATCGAAGGCAATCTAGGGGCTGACCCTGAAATGAAGATGTTTAAGGAAGAAACACTTGCAACATTCTCTCTAGCTCATACTCCACGCACCAAAGTTAATGGTCAATATGAAGATGGAGATACAACTTGGTTTCGCGTAACCTTTTGGAATAGCAAGTCTGATGCCGTACTAGAGAACCTTAA